TTCCAGTTTATACCCATCCAGCAAAGACACTAACAGATGAGGAAATAACAGACTTATTTCGTGCATCATCTGACCATGTTGAATTTGCTAGAGCAATACTAAGAAAGGCACAAGGTGACTGAAAGTAATTTCTTAAAGCATATACCATGTACTAATTGTGGGTCTAGTGATGCTAATTCACTATACGATGACGGTCACCAGTATTGCCATGTGTGTCACACTCGTATAGCAGCCCCTAGAGCGACGATGGAAGACATGGAAGGGCTAGGTATCTACCTAGATAAACAAACTCAACAGAGAGGCTCTATGCAAGTCCTAGAGGTATTTAAAAACACAGAGGCAGTACATGTTGCAGAGCGTGGTATTAGCAAGGCAACTATGCACTTCTTTGGTGCAGGATCTGACGGTAAGAATTACTACTTTCCATATTGCGATGCAGCAGGAAAGACGGTAGCGGCTAAGACTCGGTCGATGACTGCGAAGGAGTTCAGCGTACAGGGTGACTGGAAGAGTGCGACTATGTTCGGGCAGCAGAAGTTCACTCCTGGTGGCAGGGCTATCACGATTACTGAAGGTGAGTTCGATGCCTTGGCAGTCTATCAATTGACTGGGTCTAGGTTTCCAGTGGTGTCTGTTCGTAACGGTGCGTCAGCAGCACTCAAAGATTGTCGTGCCAGTTATGAGTACTTAGATTCCTTTGAGAAGATTGTAATCTGCTTTGATAATGATGATCCTGGGCAGCAAGCAGCGAATCAAGTAGCAGAATTGTTTGGTGCTAAGGCGCACATATTCAAGTACCCTACCAAGGATCTCAAAGATGCATGCGACTACTTGTCTACGAGTAAGACGAAGGAGTTCGTGGATACATGGTGGAATGCAGAGAAGTATGTGCCTGATGGGATTGTCTCAGGCTCTACGCTGTGGGAGTTAGTCAATCAAGCAGAGGAGAAGGCAGAAGTAATGTATCCCTACGAAGGGATCAACGATCTAACCTACGGTATCAGACTAGGTGAGTTAGTGACAGTGACTGCAGGATCAGGACTAGGTAAGTCTCAGTTCTTGCGGGAGATTGTGTGGCAGATCCTCAGTAAGACAGAAGATAACATTGGTCTGATGTTCTTGGAGGAGTCAGTTAAGAAGACAGCAAAATCATTGATGGCATTGGCAGCAAACAAACCCTTACATCTACCCGATTGTGAGGCAACAGATGAGGATATAAAAGATGCGTTTAACAGAACACTTGGCACAGATAGGCTGTATTTGTTTGATCATTTTGGTAGCACTTCCGTTGATAACATTGTCAATCGTGTGCGGTTTATGGCTAGGGGCTTGGATTGCAAATATATTTTCGTTGATCATATCAGTATTATTGTAAGTGCTCAGGAGTCAGGAGACGAGCGTAAGGCAATTGATGAGATCATGACTAAGCTTCGCATGCTGGTTCAGGAGACAGGCATTGCATTGTTTGTTGTGTCACATCTAAAGCGTCCTGAATCTAAGGGGCATGAGGAGGGCGCAGCGACTTCATTGGCACAGCTAAGGGGGTCAGGTGCAATCGCTCAATTAAGTGACATGGTGATCGGTTTAGAGCGTAATGGGCAGCATACTGATGCGATGGAAAGGAACACTACTTATGTGCGTATCCTCAAGAATCGATTCAGTGGGTTGACTGGGTTAGCATGTCGGTTGTTGTACAACAGAATGACAGGTCGTATGTCAGAGTTACCACCAGAGGAGAATAACCTATGACACAAGAAAGATGGGAAGAACTTGTAAAGGAAATAGCTGAGTATTATGGAACAACTGTAGAAATATATTTAAGGAGTTTTAGATGAAAAAGATTTTACTTGCAGCAACACTGATTCTAGTGTATAATAATAGTATGGCATGTGTTACTACTACTGTCGTATCAGGCGGTAAGTACGTCGTGTGTACGGTGTGTCCAACATCTACGGTGTGCGTATGATTCTACTGAAGTGGACTGGCACTATACTCTGCTTGATTGGTATTGCTTTGACTAGCTTTAATATCTATCCAGCGAATGTAGTGTTCGGTCTAGTAGGGTCTGCATTATGGACACTAGCAGGATTCTTGCAGCGAGATATCCCACTCTTCCTGGTGGAGGCAGTGGCAGTAATTATTTATTTTGTAGGCATGGTGACATGGCTAATTAACTAAGGAACAATATGAGTTTGATTCAACTACCAAAAGTAATCGAGTTAGTAAACACTTTATCGTTTAAAGTCAACGAGTTAGAGCAGAAGATACAGAAGCTGGAAATACAAGTACAGTTACTACTAGGCGAGCACAACAAGTTTACTGTGATTCAAGAGCCACTAGTAAATAAGAAACCTACTCTAAAGAAGAATGATTAAGATTGTACTTTGGTTTTGTGCTGGAGTACTTGGAGGATATACATTGCACAAGGCACAGCATACGCTAGACCTAGTAAAGTGTCCTAGCTATACCACTAAGTACGCTACATGGGTTGGGTATGTGTCCTTTAATCATGATGAGGTTAGATGTTTTTGGTTAGAGAATGAACATCCCAGGAGAGTAAGAGCAGAGCCAAGAGTTAAACATGGAAGGACAGAATGAGCTTTACAATCTACGAACCTAGTGGTACAATGTTTATTCAATGGTTCTTTAATATGGATGAGCTTATTAAATCGATGTTAAAGAATCCAAAGAATGTATATCATCGAAACGAATAATGGAAACAGGAAATGGTTAAGTCGCCTTGTATAGGTAAGTGTACTTATGATATCACTATCATGGGCTGCAACGATTGTGGTAGAAACAAAGAAGAGATTAGTACATGGTATACTATGAACGATGTAGAGAAGCAAAGAGTCTTGGAACGAATAGCTAACGAAAGGTGTGGTGGAAAGGATGAAGATAGTTCTAGACATAGAGACTAACAGTAAGCACAATAAGATTTGGTTAGTAGTAACGAGAGACATTAACACAGGAGAAGTGAAATCGTGGAAGGAAGCAAGCGGATTACAAAAGTATTTGGACAGCTGCGATTTGATTATCATGCACAACGGAATCTGCTTCGACGCTCCAGTTCTGAGAGAGACATGGAAGATTTCGATAATGCCGAGCCAAGTGTGCGACACGCTCGTGTTAAGTCGCCTACTAAGTCCAAGCCTAGAGGGAGGACATAGTCTTGATGCATGGGGTAAGCGATTAGGTTTTCCTAAAGGTGAGTTCAATGATTGGGATGGAGGCTTGACTCCAGAGATGGAAGAGTACTGTATCCAGGACACACTAGTAACACAGAAGTTATACGACCACTTAACAAGTGAATTGCAGTTTAATAAATTTGATAAAAGGAGCATTGATCTTGAACACAAAGTCCAAGCAATCATCGCAAAGCAAGAAAGAAACGGTTTTAAGTTGGATGAAGTGGCAGGTATTACTCTTCTTTCAACGCTGCAGAATAAGCTGGCTGTTATTGAAAATGAACTTCAGAGTATCTTCCCTGCAAAGACAATCGAAAGAGTCTCAGAAAAAACAGGCAAGCCCCTCAAGGACAAAGTCGAAGTCTTCAACCCAGGAAGTCGAAAGCAAATTGGTGAAAGACTTCAAGAAAAGGGTTGGAAACCCAGCAGGTACACCGAAACAGGTCAACCGATCGTCGACGAAGGGACGCTCGAAGGTGTAGATATACCTGAAGCTAAAGCGATCAATGAGTATCTAATGCTCCAGAAGAGAGTAGCTCAAATAGAATCGTGGCTCAAGGCAGTGGGAGAGGATGGTCGAGTACATGGCAAGGTAATTACAAATGGTGCAGTCACTGGACGAATGACGCACATGTCACCTAACATGGCACAAGTACCAAACAGCGGAAGCCCTTATGGTGAAGACTGTAGGGATCTATGGATTGTAGAGAAAGGATATAAGTTAGTAGGTATCGATGCTTCAGGATTGGAGTTACGAATGCTTGCTCACTATATGAAGGATGATGCATACACAAACGAAGTCGTTTCAGGTGACATCCACACAGCAAATCAAAAAGCTGCTGGATTGCAAACGAGAAACCAAGCGAAGACCTTTATATATGCATTCCTCTATGGTGCAGGGGATGCCAAGATCGGGACGGTTGTTGGTGCTGGAGCGAAAGAAGGGAAAGAACTTAAGTCTCGTTTTCTTAAGAACACTCCGTCGCTTGAGGAACTTAGAGAAGATGTCAGTAAGATCGCTCAGAACAAGGGATCGTTACCAGGTCTTGATGGACGCAGAGTACAAGTTAGGTCTGACCACGCAGCACTTAACACACTACTCCAGAGTGCGGGTGCGATTGTCATGAAACAAGCACTGGTCTTGTTAGATGCTAAGCTTGATAAGCTAGGCATAGACTACAAGTTCGTAGCTAATGTGCATGACGAATGGCAGATTGAAGTAGAGGAAGGCTTTGCAGATTTAGTAGGTAAACTAGGTGTCAGAAGTATTGAAGAGGCAGGAAGTTATCTAGGTGGGTTAGATGAGATAACCAAGAAACCTTTAGGTATGCGCTGTCCTCTTGGTGGTGAATATAAAGTAGGTAACTCATGGAAGGAAACACATTGATGGAAGAAATTAAACAAGCAGTACTGATGTTGCTGAGAGCTGGTGTTAACATCACAGCTATTCAGCAAAGCTTGATTAGGGTATCAGATGAACTCAAGAGTGCAGGGGTTTACATGCAAGCGATTAAAGATAGCGATCACAAACCATGAAGAAACTGTACGAAGGAATCCCTGAGAATATCGAACCACTTGTTGTACTCGGTGACGGTAGTGATTACTTAGTTGTGTACACAATCATGACGAATGAGGACACAATCGAGATGCTGGAACGCACGATACGGATTCTAAAAGAAGAAGATATGCAGCCTGAAAGGTTGACGCAGCACTAAAATCGTGGTATAATATATGTTGTAATATCAATTAACTAGGAGAAATAAATGGATACAAGCAAACCTTTACCGATTCAAGCAGACATTTTCTGGGCTAGTCTTACTGAGCCAAACAAGTTGTCAGGAAAGTATCAAGTTGACTTGAGCAATCTAAGTAAGGAAGCTGTACGAGAATTAGAATCAATGGGTGTGACAGTTAAGAACGATGCTAAGCGACCTGACCAGGGTTTCTTCGTGACTGCTAAGAGCAAGCTCTACCCTATCACTGCAGTAGACGAGTCTGGTAATCTCTTGAATGTGAAGATTGCTAACGGATCTAAAGCAGTAGCTTTGATTAAGACCTATCCCTATAGCTTCCAAGGCAAGAAGGGTGTTGGTGTAGGTGTCAGCAAGTTGATTGTTAAGGAACTGATTGAGTACAAGCCTGAAGGTGTAAGCCTTGCAGACTTGGAAGAAGAAGCTCTCTAATGATGAAAGCCCTTATTGATGGGGACATACTAGTGTATCGCATAGGCTTTGCTTCTGAGAATGAAACAGAGTCTATTGCGATGGCTAGGTGTAGTGAGTTCATAGAGGACTTGATTCTGTTCAACGGGTTCGGTGAGTACCAAGGATACTTAACTGGTAAGAAGAACTTTAGGAATGAGATAGCTGTTACTGCGCCATACAAGGGCAACCGTAAGTCAGCTAAGCCTAAGCACTACCAGTTACTGCGGGACTACATGGAGTCTGCTTGGTCATTCACTATGATCGAAGACCAAGAAGCAGATGATGCTATTGGTATCGCTGCATACGCGATGGAAGTAGGTGAGTACTGTATTTGTTCTATTGATAAAGACCTGGATATGCTCCGAGGAGACCACTATAACTTTGTCAAGGATGAACGGTACTTCATCACTGAAGAAGAAGGAATCAAGAACTTTTATAAACAGTTGCTAATGGGAGATCGAGTTGACAATATCATCGGTATCAAGGGCATTGGAACAGTTAAAGCGGAAAGGCTACTCAAAGAATGCAAAAACGAAAACGAGATGTATCTTGCTATCCTGGAAGCTTACGAAGGGAACGCAGAGAGGGTGCTGGAAAACGGTCAGCTCTTGTGGATACGAAGAGAACAAAACCAAATCTGGACACCACCAAACTCTTCTTAGTGGAGTGGCTTGATGCACTAGCACAAGGAGAATGGCATGAAGCAAAGCGAGAAGACCTACGCTGTAAATCGGTAGGCTTTATTGTTTATGTGGATGACGAGCAGATCGAACTTGCAGGTACTATAACCGACGGCATGTGTAACAACAGTATAACAATCCCGAAAAAGATGCTTACAAAGAAGAAGGAAATTAAAGTTGAAACCCCAGTCAGCAAAAGCAAAAGGAAGAAAGTTACAGCAGTGGGTTCGGGATCAGATACTCCTACGCTTTCCAGTGCTGAGTCCCGATGATTGCAGGTCAACGAGCATGGGAGCGGGTGGAGAGGATGTTCAACTTAGTCCTCTCGCTAGGTCGCTGGTCAGCTACACGATTGAATGTAAGAATCGTAAAGCTGTTGCAGTGTTTAAGGATTACGAACAAGCGAAGACACATGGACTAGTAGAGCCACTCGTTATCTTGAAACAGAATAACAGTAAGCCACTAGCACTAGTTGATGCTGAACACTTCTTGGATATGCTGCAGAAACTGAATGATCTAAAGCACCAAGTGGATGTTCTACTTTTAGTTAAAGGAAAATGAAATGAGATTGATCGTACACTTAACAGAATACGAAGGACAGCCTGATCAGTCAGCAGCATCGATTGATATTGCTATGCCTGATGGAAGTAGTTACGATAGTTTGCAGGAACACTTTGATAGACTGTTGTCAATTGTATATGGTTATCAGATCGGTAAAGCAAAATCGAATTATGACAATCCGTTAGATCCAGAGGATGAATAATGCCGACGCACTTAGTGATACCCGATGTACAGGTAAAGCCAGGGCAGGACTTCAACTTCTTGAAAGCAATCGGCAACTACATTGTTAAGAAGCGTCCTGATGTTATTGTTAATATTGGAGACTTTGCGGACATGCCAAGCTTATCTAGTTACGATAAGGGTAAGAAGTCCTTTGAAGGTAGACGATATAAGCATGATGTTGAAGCAGTTCATAGTGCAATGGACATCCTCTTAAAGCCACTACGTCAGCTACAGGACAGGCAGCGTAGGAACAAGGAGAAGGTCTACAAGCCACGCATGGTGTTGACTATAGGTAACCATGAGCATCGTATCAATCGTGCCATAGAGAACGATTCAATGCTGGATGGAACTATCTCTTTAGAGGACTTAGGATATGAGAAAGCTGGTTGGGATGTTCTACCGTTTGAGCAGCCTGTTATTATTGATGGTGTTCTTTATGCCCATTATGTCACTGCTGGTGCTCTTAACCGTCCTGTTGGATCAGCTGCAGCCATCATCTCCAAGAAACACCAGTCGTGTGTTGTGGGTCACCAGCAAGGTAGACAAGTTGCTTACGCTATTAGAGCAGATGGCAAGACGCTTACGGCTATTATAGCTGGTAGTTGCTACGAGCACGATGAGGATTACATGGGTGCCCAAGGTAACCACTACTGGCGAGGTATCGTAGTGTTGCATGAGGTGAAGGATGGTTGTTTCGATGAGATGTTTGTGTCTCTTGACTTTCTTAAGAAGAGGTATCTATGATAGCAATGCCTGAGCCATACGGTGAAAGACATGAACCAGAGTTTACTCTTGAGAATTACTTCAGGGGTTTGATACAGATGGACTTTGCAGATGACAAGGAGGATATGGTTAACTCGCCTAGTCATTATACCCAGGGTTCTATCGAGTGCATTGATGCTATTGCACAGGTGGTGAAAGACCTACAAGGAATGGAAGCAATGTGTACTGGTAACGCTATCAAGTATCTGTGGCGGTGGAAGCATAAGAACGGTGTAGAGGATCTGAAGAAAGCTCAGTGGTATCTGCAACGAATGATTGACAACAGCAGTAAATAGGAGTATAATATATGAGTGGAATGTCCCCCATCATCAGAGGTAGTATTAAACAACTAATACAGGAGCTAAACATGCGTAAAGCAAAAGAGAAAGTAGCACATAGTAAGTTTTTCCCTGAAGATAATCAGTTTGTAAATTTACAGGGAAACTATTGGGATCACGATAACTGGGAAGTTAACGTAACAGTAAGCGGTGGAGCACGAGATTATGTGTACTTGTGGGTAACAGACTATGATAAGAATGCAGATGCCTTCTTGAATGAGTTAGCTACTGCAGTATCTAAAGCACAGGATGCTATCGCTAAGTATAAGGCACGGTCTAAAGTAGAAGCTGCAGCTGCTAAGGATACCAAAGCAGCTAAGATTGCACCTAAGAAGAAGAAGTAAACTGTGTTAACGCTTACAGTGCCAGAGTTAAAAGAGCGACTAAAGCGTTTAGATGAGGTATCTCTTCTGGAGTTATTAAACATATCTTCAGAAGAGCTTGTCGATAGTTTTAGCGATAACATTGAAAACAATTATGAGAGCCTCTGCAAAGAGGTAGACTGGGATGAGACTGAATGACTAACAAATATCAAATGACACCTTACAATACCTTCATTGCCAAGAGCCGTTACTCACGGTTTCTCGATGATAAGAATCGTCGTGAGCACTGGGGTGAAACTGTAGCACGTTACTTCGACTTTATGAGTTTACATTTATCCAGGAAACTCAACTATGAGTTGACTTCTGAGCTTAGAAATGAACTACAAGAAGCCGTAACAAACCTGGATGTAGTGCCTTCTATGAGAGCAGTGATGACTGCTGGTACTGCACTAGAGCGTCAGAACGTAGCTGCGTTTAACTGTTCGTACTTGCCTATCGATGATGCTAAAGCATTCGATGAGGCGATGTATATCCTGTTGTGTGGTACTGGTGTTGGATTCTCTGTGGAGCAAAAGTATGTTAGTCAATTACCTGAAGTTCCAGATCAGTTGTTTGCTAGTCAGACTTCTATTATGGTGTCGGATAGTAAAGAAGGGTGGGCTAAATCACTTCGACAACTCATCGCTCTTCTATACTCTGGCGAGATTCCAAAGTACGACGTGTCTAAAGTCCGACCTGCGGGGGCTAGGCTTAAGACTTTTGGAGGACGTGCCTCGGGCGCACAGCCACTGGAAGACCTCTTCAAGTTTGTTATTAGTAAGTTCAAGACAGCGGCTGGACGTAAACTCAGTTCGCTGGAGTGTCATGATATTCTCTGTAAGATCGGGGAAGTTGTTGTCGTGGGAGGAGTCCGTCGGTCAGCCATGATTAGCTTGTCTGATTTGACAGACGACAAGATGGCACATGCTAAGGCAGGTAACTGGTGGGATGGACAAGGACAACGAGCATTAGCTAACAACTCAGCTACCTATGAAGAGACCCCAGCAATTGGTCAGTTCATGCGCGAGTGGACTAGCATTTATGAGTCACACTCTGGTGAGCGTGGTATCTTTAATCGTGAAGCTAGTCAGAAGCAAGCTGCTAAGAATGGCCGTCGTGATGCAAGCTATGAGTTTGGTACTAATCCATGCTCAGAGATTATCCTGCGTCCATATCAGTTCTGTAACTTGTCTTCGTGTATCATTCGTAGTACAGATACAGAAGAAGATATCTTAAACAAGGTTCGTTTAGCTACTATCTTGGGTACATTCCAAGCATCGTTAACGAACTTCCCTTACCTTCGTAAGATATGGCAGAAGAACACTGAAGAAGAAGCACTCTTAGGTGTGTCGATGACGGGTATCTTGGACAATCATTTATTGAATGACCCTGATGATGAGGCATTACCAGGACTATTGGAGAAACTACGAGATGCTGCTGTTGCTACTAATGCTGAATTTGCTGCTGCTATTGGAATCAATCAGAGTGTTGCGGTTACGGCTATTAAGCCCGAAGGAACTGTATCACAACTCTGTTCTACCGCAAGTGGCATTCATCCTCAGCATAGTCAGTATTATATACGTCGTGTACGAGCTGACAATAAAGATCCTCTGACACAGTTCATGTTGAAGTCAGGGTTTATTGGTGAGCCTTGTGTGATGAAGCCTGAGTCTACAACAGTATTTAGTTTCCCTGTTGCAGTAGCTGAGGGTGCTTTGCTTCGTGAGGACTTGACTGCTGTTGAGCATTTACGGTTGTGGTTGATTTACCAGCGTCACTACTGTGAGCACAAGCCATCAGTCACTATCTCTGTCTTAGAGAAGGAGTGGATGGAAGTAGGGGCATGGGTGTACAAGCACTTCGATGAGGTTACTGGTGTGTCTTTCCTTCCAATGGATGGAGGAACATATCGACAAGCACCGTATGAAGAGTGTAATGAAGAGGATTACAAGAAGTTACTTGCTCAACAACCTACTGGTATTGATTGGGATAACTTCCAGGAGTATGACGATAATGTCGAAGGAGCACAAATGCTAAGCTGCACAGCAGGAGGATGTACAATATGATTTTAGAACTACACTTTATATACGGTTTTATGATTGGGTTTGAATATGTAGATGAAGACGATGTCAAGTATTACGTTCTTGATCTAGGTATAGTACGATTAATGTTAGCTAATCCCAAAGACTAGCACTTTATGGCAACCCTACTTCGGTAGGGTTGTCTTTTTATGATAAGAACATAGCTCTTTCGTCATTGCGACGATTGACTAATCCTTTTAGAACCTTACCACCACCTATCGTGTACTTGAGAAGCTCCTCTGCAGCACCTTCCATTTCTCCACGAAGAACCTTCTGACGGAGGGTTGATCGCTGTAGTGTTCCAAGACCCACATTGAAGCTAAAACTAACAAGAGAATCGAACTGCCCTTGTGTAAGAGGAACAGGACAGTATCGCTCGACACCTCGTTCAAAGTTAGCCAAATCTCGTTTAAGAATATCATCCACTTCTCCCATCGTTATTTTCCTATTCCATCCATCAGGGATAGGTAACGCTTTACGTTCTGCTAAGGGTACTCTAGCGTGATTAGGGTCAATAACATGCCCAACACCAATCGTCCACAGTAAAGCTGGACACTGGTACGGAGTCGTTCTTACACCCTCGTGGTGACGGATTACCTCAAGGGCTTTGTCGCTTACTTTCATTTCTTAGAGAATGCTTGTGTACCAAACCAGAAGGCAATAATAGAAGCAAGAATCTGCATTTCATCTGAATCAAATACTAAAGGGATGGCTTCTGCAAAAGCAGTACCAGTAGACCATGCCCACCAGATAGAGGCAATGTCAACGATTATCAACAACAATACGAATAGATAGGTCACAGCAGGTCTTACAGAGGCTCTGAGGTTGATAACCCACTGAGAAGCACCCTGACCTATAGCGATGTCATGTGCGTACATTGCAGAGCGTTCCTGAGCCTGTGTCTCCATCTGTACTTGCTCTGTCCTAATCTCTTCGATACGAGCTTGTGCAACAAAGCCACGCTCCATCATCTGTAGTTCTCTTTCAGTCTGCATACGAGCCAGTTCTAGCTCATGTGACTTATCAGACTTATCTTGGAAGAAGTCCAACAGTTTAGGTAAACCGCCCATTAAGAATGATAAGGCAGTTGAAATTAGTGTTAGCATTACTTGTCTCCCCAGACTATAAAATAAGAAACTACTGCAGCAGCTAAGAAGCAGTACATCTGTACTCTCCTAACTGCTTCCATATCTGCATCAAACAGCTTTTTGTTTTGCATCTCTTCTTTAAGCATACGCTGCTTAATAGATTGTATATCATCCCAAGCTTTAGATCCGTGCTTGCTTATCACTTCAGCCTTCATACGGGTTTCCATCTTCTTTACTTCTTGGATAATTTCGTATTCTTTAAATGCTCTCATGACTGTATTGTCTACTTGATACTGCTGTTCTTTACGTCTTTCAGCAGCCCTCTGTTGCGCTACTTCAGCTCCGTCCTTCTGAATACCTTCGATACTTTTAGTTAATGATTTAGCACTCTCACGAGCAACATCTAAGCTACCTGTGAGAGTCTTTACTCCTTCGTTTATTCCGTATTGGTCTGCCATAGTTCTTCATCGTGTGTATAATATAAATATTATTGTACAAAGCTTCCGAAAGGTACATTCTGAACTGGTTCTTGTGGTGCAGCCTCTGGCAGAGTAGACTCTTTAACAATACCATACATGTAACGTGGCAGGGTTGAATCAAGAGCATCGACTACTTGCTTTAAACTAGCAGGGTTCTGTAGCTTAAAGTCCATAGTGTTCTTGATTGCTTGTAGCTTCTGCATCCCATTACGATCCAATAGGAGCTGTTTGATAGCTTCGTCTGTATCTGTCCTTAACTGAGCTGTTTTAGCCCTGCTAAGCAGCCTTACAGCCTTCTGGAAGTTACTAGAGATACGATCACGCAAAGTAGAAGCAACATAAGGCACATCCAAACCAGGAACAATCTGCCCAAGTACGTCTGTATCGCCTGTTTTAATTGCAGCTGTTACCTTAGATATATCTGCTTTCTGCAGGGCATCAGACATAGTTAAGATATCTTTTACTTCTTGCTGATATCCTTTACCAAACACTTTGTCAATAACCACCTTGTTCTTAGGACTAGTTAAGAAACCAATACCACCATCAGTACTGTTACGAGCCTTCTCCACTACCTCAGCTTGAATGTTACGCATCACTGCTGCAGATGTCTGCTTATCCAACTGAGACAAGTCCTTAGTAATCTTACCAAAGAATCGTGGATCAGTGAATAAGCGACTAGCTAGTTCAGAGTAGTTAGGTACAGCAATACCATCAGAATCCTTAACACTTAAAACAAAGTTATCAGCAACCTGTTTTTGAGCCAAAGAAACCTTATCATCCAAGTCTTTACGAGTAAGCTTAAGAGTGCTATCATCAAATAGAGTAGCTTGTAGCTTTTCACGCATACCAGGAATCTGATCAATAACAGCAGACTTGTCCTTGATATACTTGTTCAATGCTCTTGGATCTACGGCATCGTTCTTAATTACCCTCTTATATACTTCAGACATAATTGCATTGTCAGCGATAGTGACACCTTCATCTCCACCAGCTTTTAAGAATTGACGAAGACTATCAGCATTCTTAACAATCTGAGGAGCTACCTGCTCTGTATACTTTCTAGAACTGATGTCTTTAATACCTTGTGCGCCAAATGGAACACCAATCTTCTCGTAGTATTGCTTATCAGCGTTTATCAGAGCTTCATTCCATTTTCCAGGAATCTGTTGACGAGCAGCATCAACTACATCCTCTAGCTCATTGAGACGCATTACAGATTTCTCGTCCATCTTAACAGAACGCTGAACACGATTAATCTCTTCCTTGAGTGAAATAACATCCTTAAAGGAAGCAGGAAAGTACTCTCCGTTCTGAGGAGCAAAGTTATTAGTAATGAGGTTATCTAAACGAGTACGACGACCAAAGATATCTTGCATGTTGTTTGCTACTACAAAGCTATGGATATCACGCACACCTGTATCAGGCAGCGTAGCACCTGCTTTAGAAGCACCATCTTTGATAGCATCATACATAGGTGTCATCTCTGCTTTAGCAGCTTTAGAACGGATATCAACCAGTCTTTGAGTATCTAGACCTAACTGAACATTATCAGGCTCAGGGAAACGAGTAGTCAAGTCATCTAGCTTATTGTCCACTGCTTCACGAAGCTTAATGTTTTTGTTGATCTGAGTTGTTAATGGAGTCTTAGCACCTGTAATAGGTGTGTAACGATTACCAAACAAATCAGTACTCTTTTGATCTACGTTCTGTAAGAATGTGTTTAGTTCTCTGTCAATCTCTTGACGTACACCAGGGTTAGACTTAACTAAACGAGTCACTTCTGTTTGAACGATTGGGTTGTCACTCATTGCTACAAGTAAAGGAACATCACCTGTACCAACTACTTGACCAACACGCTTGAACTCATTCATAATAGCATCAATGTTTTGGCTTGGTGTGCTTTTAGCTATGATGTCTAGTAGACGCTTAGCTGCTCCAGAAGCGTAGGCTTGACTAGCTGCGTCAGGATCTGCTTTAACCATGCTGTACTTGTCTTTAAGCTGCTTTGCAAAGTTAGACAAAGTACTAATGCTTGTCTCGATAGCTGCAGCAGGAGCAATACCTGTAGCAATACCAGCCACTTGACCGATAGCCTTACCAGTCCCTGTATCTTCTCCAGTGAGTGCTTTCTCTGCTTCTTGACCTACAACACCACCACCACCAGCTGAAGCACCAATACTAAATAAACCAGTAGCTCTTCCAACTACAGGAGCAACCCGTTCTACAACAGAAGAACCTGCTTTAAGAGCACCACTGCCAAAGTATCCTAAAGGATCTGTAAGCATACGAGTACCGCTACCTACGATCTCAGCAACAGCATTAGGAGGAGGCATTTCTGCCTCAGCACCAGTAACTGTAGCAGCAGCTTTTTGTAGACGCTTTACATTCTTACCGAATCGCTCAACAATACCACCCTTCTCACCCTTACCAACTAAGTTAGCAAAAGGATCAATAGCAAAGGTATCAATGATAGCTTCGCCTAAGACAAGACTGTCTGTAAGACCTAGTTTAGCTTGATTAGCAATGTACTGAAAGTTACTGATCTTGTCTTCACGAGTAGACTGATCAACTACTTGTCCTTCATACTCTGTCCAAGGCTCTACCGATACAGTGCCTGTTCTTGCAGGAGCTGCTTGATACTCTTCCCAAGGATTCGCCATTATTGTACCTTAACATAGTTGTTTTTATCTGCAGGATTACCACCTTTAAAGCGATATCCACCACGAATCTCACCAACTTTAGGAGGTGCTTTAGGCATCTGATAAGCAGGAGGAAGAATAGCATCTCTTGTTTCAGGAGCAATATTACCTTGATCTAGAACTGTCTTAGCTTTCTGTCTACCTGTATCATATTGCTTTGCTGCATGTGTTTCTAGAGCTTTTACACCTCTAAGAACATCATCAATCTTGACATTAGTAGGCGCACCAGTTAAGAAGCTATTAACACCGTTAATCACATCAGAAGCAAAACCAGCAGAACCAAGAATAGCTTTAACTTCATTCTGACCAATCTGACTGTCGCCAGCAAGCTTAACCAACTCACGTCTAAACTGTGGTAATACAGTAGGATTCTGTTTAACCTGTTCACCAATAACAGCAATACGACCGATATTGTCTAAGCTTTTTTTAGAAGCTCCAGTGTACTCGTTAACAATATCTTGAGCTTGTTTTATTACATTCAAAGGAACATTACCAGGAGCAGGAGCTACACCAGCAGCAGCAACACCCCTCTTCTTAGCTTGCTCTTCAGCATCATAGATTTGAGCAGCTTTAATAGGATCTCCACCAGCACGACGAAGTGCGTCTTCATAGAGTGCTTGATTAACTCGCTCTCCGATTACAGGAGCTTGTTTAGCTACACCAGCTTCTTGAGCAGATGTCAATCCTACTAGTTGTTGATACTGAGGAGAAGCTTGTAATTCAGCAATCTGTTTCTCATTTAGTGGTTGTCCACCAGCAGACATACGAGCAATCTGAGACTGAACCTGAGCAGAGATAGGAGCAGAGACAATACCCATTTGTGCTGGGTTCTCAGTAACTGTTTTAACTCTGTCTAGATACATCTTATCAGCAGCTGCTTGTGCTTTCATTGCTTCTTGTGCAGCATAAGCTTTAGAATCAGCATACTCTGAAGGTAAGTTCTCAGCTACAAATCGGAAGTATTCAGGAGTGCCAGGAGTAAACTGTGTATCAGCTTGTTGCTTTATATCTGCTACTACTTTCTCTTTCTTCTGCTGAGGGCTGTCACCCATTAGACCACCAATCAAAGCAGCACCTAACTGACCAACACCCATGCCAATCTTCTCATAAGGAGATGAAGCTTGACCGTACATACCAGCCCATAGCTTCTGTTGTTGACGCTGTTGTTCTAAAGGATCGTATCCTAGTAAACCTGTAGTAAAACTTGGAGCAATAGCCATAATATTTCCTTATTTTTTACCTGACATAGCAGTTCCAGTAGCACCAATCAAACCACCCCAGAACTGAGCATTAGCAGCATTAGCAGCCTGAGTAGCTCCATACTGAGTCTGAGCAGCTTGAGTCATACCTTGAGCGTATATATTAGCACCTTGTGTTTGACCAGGTTGTTGAGCAGTGCCTAACTGAAGTCCTAACTGGTAGGGCATCTGAGCCATCTGTTCTACTTGACCAGATACACCTAACTGAGTTTGTAATGGAGAGAATGCGCCAGCTCTTCCTTGTGCTTCAGTTCCTAAGAATCCAGCACCTGTACCAAACAAGCTAGTACCAAAACCAATACGCTGCTGTGCAGCTTGCTCTGCTTGACCAGCTAATGCTAAGTCTTGGTTAGCCATTGCATTGTAGTACGCAGCTAACTCAGGGTTAGTCTGCTGCATGTTACCAGCTACAGTACCACCAGTAGCTAAGCCACCGCGACCAGTCTGAAATAACTGATTACGAAGAGCACCATATTGTTGTTCACGACCAGGGGCTAAGATAGCTTGCTGTGTACGCATAAACTCTTGAGCAGCTTCTTCAGGAGAAGCAGCCAGATACTGTCCTCCTAACTCAAATGCTCTCTGAGCAGCAGGAGACAAAGCACCAAACTGTTCTGCTTGCCTAGAAGCAAAGTCGTATCCTCCTCCAAACTGACCAAACAGTTGATTCTGCAAAGCAGATAACTCAGGAGCAGCAGTATACCCAGCTGAAGATACATAAGGCATGCCAGTTGCAGGATCTGTAGATCGGGTAAACTGAGAAGTACCAAATCTTGTTGTCATTCCAACAGGACGAAATGCTGCAGCAGCTGAAGCCTCTCTAGCCGCTTGAGCCTGAGCTGCAGAAGCCCGTTCTCCAGCAGCTTTAGTTTCGTCAGCCCCTGTGAAGATATTAGCTATACCGCTTACTAATTTACCCATTATAATCCTCTACTATATATTAAATACATTCTGTTATCCTGTCCCACAAAAGGTTGAACATGTTTAAAACCGATTGTCTCTGAAAACTTAATTAACTTGTTATCTTCTTTGTCTAACATAGCTGCTAAAGGCACTGTTACTAAATTCTGTAGTACATCTAAATCTTTAAGGTATTCTTTCTTTACTTCTGGTGTCCACTTAAATACATCTGTATGAAACCAAAGCATGTTACTGTAGAGTTCTAGATACATCGTATAGTCTCTACGATTTACTACTGGTACTTTTATCAAGCTGTACGCTTCCACATACGAACTACGATAAATGGCTGTACGTTAGCGTTAGTTGCACTAGAGCCTTCTGTGCTATTTGCCACCGTAATTCCAGTATTAGCTATTTGAAGTTCGGTTACTCCACCGCCAACACAAGTTGTACCTCCAACACCTTGAGATGGTTGAGAACCCGCCCCGCCATAAACTGCTCCACCAGACGACCAGTGGATATGTCCTGGGTCATCGACTGAAGCAGTGTGTGTATGAGACACAAGAGTAGCGTTCTTAGAACCACCAGTTTCTTCAGCAGTATCAAAGAGTGCATCACTGGAATCTAAACCAACCATTACACGACCTGCACCAAAGGCAGTCCATGTACCAAACCCTAAGAGTGTGTTTGGATTAGAAGAACTAGTGGCATTAATGTAGATAGAACCAACAGGGTACATAGATTGGAACGCAGCAGTTACAAAAGCTGTTGTTGCTAACTGAGTTGTACTAGAACCAGCACTAGCTGTAGG